TACCGAAGAGGGTATCTGCGGTATAGAGAGTGGATAAATATTCCTGTTTGTACTGAACTTGTGAACGAACACCGAGCTGCTCAGCCAAAACCATCGTATCACGATGAGCCAAGATAGCTGCTTTGATGTCACCACCACTAGAAGCAGTGTTCTCAGAATCAGTTTCAATGATTGGAGCATTGCTGGTTACATAGATGTCGATACCATAAAGCGTACCGATCTGACCGTTCTGAACACCACGACCATCAACGAAATCAGAGCTATTGTAACGATCAATACCCATGATAGCTGCACGTAATGATGGGGGAATTGCAAAGAAGCGACCATCCATTGGAGTGTCAGCATCGTCCATCAACTTGATCAAGGCACGGAAACCAGCATCAGTAAATACGTCGGCAGGAACTACAGTGTCATCAGCGTAAGCTGTGAGACCAGTAGAAAAATCGATGTAATAGCTGTTGCTATGTGTCCAGTCAGTGGTACCGTTACCAAAGGTCTTGCCCAAACCAAACAATGTGTCATCAACCTTCTTAGCCAAAGCATAGCCAGCGTCGTCAGTGTAGAAACGACGTAGGGAAGCCAAAGCCTGAACTTCGACGATGTCCTCGATGAAACGTGAGTACTCGAAGTGCTGGTCGATAGAGACTAATACTTCGGTCTCGGTGTCAGCTTGGATGGTAACTGTTGTGTTAGCAGCTTTAGCAGTTGCTACACCACGAGTTGGCTTAGGAATATGAAGAGTATCACCCTTCTTGCCACGCATAGACATCTTGTTAACTAAGTTAGCTAATACGAGGCTCTTTTTGTACGCAGCTACTACTTCGTCACTCCAAATCTCTGGAATAAACTTGTCTGCTTGTACTTTTGCTACGATTGAACCGGATCCACCGGGATATGCTGCTGTTGCCATTTTATAAATCTCCTAAATTATTAAGTTTTATTTAACTCGCCCTTCGTTATACGCCGCAAGAATTTCGTCTTGCAATGACATATAGCGATCTGGGTCTGTCATTCTCAGTTTGATAAGGTCAGTTCTTCGATAAATCTTTCTAGTACTTTCCCCGCTACCGCCTGTATCGACTGCTGCAGCACGTAATGCTGTATCTTGAGTTTTAGCCTGTGCTTCTGCTGCTTGTGTCTTCTTCTCGTTAGACTGAGTACCTTTAATCGCCTTGTAGGTGCTTAAAAGTTCATCAGCCGAGTTAAAGTCAAATTCAGCGTCAGCTTTTGTAAACAAATCAACACGAATTGGGCTTGCTTTAATCCATTCATGGAAGTCTGCGTTTTGCGCTATGTCCATAAAGTCGGGATGTTTGGACTGCAGTTTCTGTGCAGTTTGCATCCTCTTAAATTCAAGTGCGTTTTGTTTAGCTTCAAGTACTGCAGGGTGCTGATCAACTGTCTTTAAGACTGCTTGCTTTGGGTCAGCAAAGAAATCTTCTTCTGGAACTGTTTCAGCCGGCTTAAACTGTTGCTTAGAGTCGAGTTGTTGTTTGAGTAACTGATCTGCTAGACTTCGTACCTCGTGAACCTCGTTTGCTTGACGACCGATTAGCTTTTCAGCTTCTTGGTGCATCTTTGCAATTTCTAACGCAGACTTACCTCGATACTTTTCAGGCAACTCATCCGTTGGTTCTTTCGTGTCAACCGCTTCAGGTTGTGCTGCGATTTGTGATGCAGCGTCTTGGGTTGTAACATCTGATACTACTTCTTGCTCAGTACCTTCAAACAGTTCTTCTTGTTCAATAAAGTTTGCAGCCATAATAATGCTCCTGTCACAAAGTGATTGTAGGATTTATAAAATAACAAAGGTCCGTTAGGGGTTGTCTTTGTCACGAATTGAGCTTACGCTCTCTAAGGCGTTTCTCTTCACGCTGTTTAGCCCATCTTGCTGTCGCTTGCGGATGATCGCCAGAAACAGGATCGAGACTAATACGGGGTGCAGAAAGCTGCCTGTGTGCGTCTTTACCGCACAACCAACAAGGAACGGTGGCTACCTCATAACTAACCAAGTTTTCTTGCTGGTGTCCCTCTTGACAGAGGAAATCGAATAATCTACGAGTCATCCTGAGCATCTCCCGATGAGTCTTTTTGTAATGCCTCGTAAGCCTGTTCTGAGCTTTCTTTCAAAGTTAGAATCCACTGAAGGATGTCTAATTGCCCTTTGCGAAAGAACAGATCAATTTCGTTTTGAATTGGAGCTACTTTATTCACCGAATCGAATATTCCTTGAACATCCTCGATGAATTGTTTCCACCCGACCGTAGTCATCATGGAAAATCGCTCTTCATAGTACTTTTCTAATTGCTTGTCCATAGTTTTCTCCTTTAATGGGAACTATGTTGTTTTTTAACAACACTGTGCCGAGTGTATCATATTTTTACTTGATTTGCAAGAATTACGCTATAATAAAACTTGACAAAAGTAAAGAAGTATGATACCTTATCGTTTTAAGGAGAATCTATGCCATTCTATCGCCGCCTCACAGAAGCAGACTATGATCTTGTTAAAACCCTTGCCCTTGCGGGTGAGAAACTTGAAGACATTGCTAAACAACTTAGTACTAAAGTTAGCCGGCAACGTATAAAGCAAATAACACAACAATTCGGTATTGATTCTTTTCAGATCCGCCAAACCCAGAAAGCAGCAGAGCTAAACTCTCGTATGTTTGCTAAATGGGGCAAAGAATGGAATAACAAAGAATTCCGTAAAAGCGCTATTTACCAAACCATGCGAGAAAAGTTCAGGTCTAAAAAAGCCAATGCTATTAAAACCGGAAAAGAATTCACCATTGATTTCGGTGATCTTATTTTCCCTACTCATTGCCCTGTCTTAGGTTTAGAATTGGACTACTTTAACGATACAAGAGCAGAGAATGCTGTTACTTTTGATCGTATCGATCCATCTAAAGGCTATATTAAAGGCAATGTTGTAATGATCTCATGGCGAGCCAATCGTATTAAAAACGATGGCACAGCCGAAGAGCATTTACAAATTGCTTCGTTTATACAGCAGCATCAGCAATCCTCTGCATCAGCGTAGTCGCTATAGGTCTTTAGAACCTCGTAGATTGCAGGGATTAAGTCGCCCTTTAAATCTTCCATGTTGATGTAGTGTGCGTTTTCTTTGACTGTAGCCATATTGCCATGCCTTGCCGACTCATCATAATGAATAGCGACTTGGACTTGGATTTGGTCTTTAGTGCCAAAGAAGTTAGTGATTCTAGCGTAGGCTTGTGGGGCTGGTACGCCAAATTGGGTTTGTACAGATAGTTTTAATGCCATGGTATTGCTCCTTTGTTAATAAGTCATTTCGGTTGTACGGATTTGTGCTACTGTTCTAATTGTTGTACTAGCTTGTCCTGTAAAGGTTACTGCTAGTCCACCATTAGTTGTGTCGGCTGTTACTGCAATAGTCCATGTTGCCGCACCAGCATCAGCATATAGGGAAGTTACTGTAGAACCTACCAAAGTAGTTGCAGCAGCATTAGCACCACGCTTGATAACCCCTTCAATAGTCCAGCCTTTAGTGTTACCACCGCCAGTTACTCCTGATATAACTTCTCCAGTAAAGAAGTAAGCAGAGTTGTTAGGCAGTATTACTTGGTTTGTTGTTCCTGCTGCTGAAGTGTTGGAGCGTAATGCTGTGGCAGTTGCATCTGTGGTTGCGGCTTTTAAAACTAATAATGCAGATTGATTATCTCCAAGAGTTGTAATTCTTCCTGAAGAAACAGCAAAATTACCTGTTATACCTCTTGTTGTTGCATAAAAACCTATTGCAGAACTATATTGTCCTGAAGCGGCATTTCCATAGCCACCTAATATAGAAGAAGCAAGAGCAGAAGCATTATTATTTCCACCTCCAACAATAACAGAAGCGACTCCACCAGCCGTGTTGCCTGTAGCACTTGATACAACACCAATGCCGCCACCGCCAATAAACGCACTTATACCAGTTGCTTGGTTAGCAGTTCCACCACCAACAAAACTCCAATCCCCACTAGCCACATTCCTATTAGCCGCAGTACCAGCATCACCACCACCACCGATAAATGAATAACTACCTGTAGCTTGGTTATTACCACCGCCTACTACTACTCCATGCGGAGTAAAGAAAGATAGAGTGCTTGTTGATGAACCTGATGCGGCT